AGCTCCTCGACCATCCGGTCGTGCTTGCGCTGGTAATCGGCGCCGCGCGGTCCGCGCTCCAGCAGGTCGAGCTGGCTCTGGACTTGGTTGCGCCGGCCCTCCAGCGTCTCGCGCGGGCTCACCGCCGGCCCACCGAAGGGGCTCAGCTGGCGCCGCATCTCCTGCTCGCGCTCGTTGCCGGACAGGCCGTTCTTCTCGGCGTCATCGATGATGCCGACGATGCCCTCAAGGGCCGGCCCGAGCACCTTGAGCTTACCCTTCTCCATGAGATGGTTAAGCCGGTTGAGCCGCTCCTCGAATTTCTTGGCGGACTCCTCGGTGGCCTTGTCGATCTCGCCTAGCTCGCCCTGGAGCCGGCGCAGGGCCTGCTTGATCGGCTCACCCAGGTTGCTCGCCACGATCCCGACGTCGGGCGTGCCGAACAGCAGCATGGACACCCGCGCCCGCTTCTGCGGGTCCGGCACGTCCTTCAGCCCTTCCATGGCCCGCTCGATGGCGGCTTCCATGTTTGGGGCGTTGACGAGGTCCTCGGCGAGCTTGCCGAGGTTCATGTTCTTCAGCTCGCCGTAGGCCTGGCCCCAGCGCTGGCGCAGGTCGACCATGTTGGTCGCGAACTGATTGATCGCGCCCTTCATCGTGTCGGCCGACACGCCGACCTTGCCCCCGAGCTCCGACAACGTGCGCAGCTCGTTGGTCGTCAACCCGATCTGCCGGGCCATCAGGCCGAGGTCGCGGGTCTGACCCGAGAAGCCCTTCAGCGCCGTGGCGAACCCGCCGATCGACAGGGCCGCGCCGAAGCCGCCCATGCCGATCGCCGACAGGATCGGCGTGAACCCGCCCAGCGCGCCCTGGACCTTCTGGATCTCGCCGCGGGCCTCGGCCCAGTCCTTCTTCCAGACCGCGGCGTGTTTGGCCGTCTCGTCGCCGACGCCCTTGAGCCCCTTCTTGAGCTTGTCGAGCGGGCCGGTGAACTGGTCCTCGACCGAGGCGACGATCTTGAGCTTGTCGTCAGCCATCGGCGTCCTCGAGCGGCGCGGGCCGCGGCATCAGCGCTAGGGTGCGGGCCATCAGGTGGGCGACGACCGCGGGCGGCATGGCGCCCGGCGGATCGCGGAACGGCCATGCGTGGTAGGCGAGGCCTATGCGGAGGCAGTCGTCGACGGCGCTGGCGGCTGGGCCGCCCACACGAAAAAACGGTTGAGCCTGGTCGCCAACCGCATGAGGTCGGCCGCCGGGACCTTCAACAGCACCGGGGGCGGCGTCGCGGACAGACAGGCGACCAGCGGGATGAACTGGTCGGCCGAGAGACCTTCCAGGAGGTTGAACTTGACGAGCTCTTCTCCGACGGGCTCACGCAGGCTGAGAAACTGCACCATATCCTGGCCGACGGGGATCGGCTTGGAGAGCGGCACCTGCAGCGGCCAGTCGATCTCGCGCGGGTCGCGGGCGGGGGTCTGGGCGTCCGTCATCGTCGCGCTCACAGTTCGTCGCAGGAGAGGCCGTGCCACTCGACGGCGACCTTACCGTCGGCGGTGCTGATCTCGTGCGCCCCGGCCGACCACGCGCCGGACAGGACGTAGTTTCTGCCGTTGGCGAGCTGGGCGGTGACCGTGATGTCGGACATCGCGTCGAGCTCGGCGATCGACAGGCCGTCGGTGGTCGAAAGCTCGGCCTTGATGAACGGCACGAGCTGGGTTTCGATGAAGCCGTGCGGGCCGTCCTGGCCGGCCACCGACTCGCGCTTGATCCGCGAGGGCGACACGATCAGGCCGCCGCGCAGGTCGTACATCCGGCCGCCCGCCGTCAGGTAGGCGGTGCCGGCAAACCTCTGACCCATGGTCGGGCCTCCAAAGAAAAACCCGCCACGAGGGGCGGGTCAGATTGCAGGGATGGATGGAGGCCCGATCAGGCCGCGGCGGCCAGCGGGAATTGCAGCCGGAACTGCGCTTTGATGTTCATCCGGCGCAGCTGGTTCACGATGTCCGGCGGATCGAGGATCTCGACGGTGTTCGACTCGGTGGCCGACCGCGTGACCGACAGGTTCGCAATGTAGAGGTCCGCGTTCTCGACCAGGCCGTCGAGCTCCATGGCGCGATAGTCCGAGACCATCTGGCCCTTGATCATCAGCGGGGTGACGATCGCCTTGCCGGTCCCGAACTTGGTCCCGTCATTGGCCAGTGCGTGGCGCGGGAACTTGTTCGTCAGCGACTGGCGCACGCGGGTGTAGCGCTCGTCCAACGTGGCCAGCGTGGTCACCAGCTCGTAGGCGTTGTCGGCTTGGCCGTAGGCGTTCTTCTGGTAGGCGGTCTGCTCGCGCAGGATCACCGGCTGGTTGGTCGAGCCGCCGTAGATGTCGGTGCCCTGGATGGCGATGCCGACCTGGGCGAGCGAGTTCAGCTGCGCTTTGTTCCAGCGGTAGTCCGCCGGTGCCGGCAGGACGCCGATCAGCGGCAGGGTCTGCAGCGGCTGGGCCGGGTAGGCGTTGATCGAGAACGCGGCGGCGGCGGCGTAGGCCGCGGTCCACTCCCAGCCCGGGCTGGGGCTCTGCACCTCGAAGGCCATGGCTGAGATCAGCGCCGAGTTGTTCGACTGACCCCACAGGAAGGTGTCGGAGTAGGTGCCGCGGCGGGCCGAGAAGATCTGGCCGTAGCTCTGACGGTACGGGCCCCAGCGCCCGCTGTCGGTAAAGCCGTATTCCTGGTCCCACACCGCGTACGACCCGCTGTCGTGGAACGGCAGACCGACGAACTTATACGGACGGTCGCCGAGCGTCGCGATCGCGGCCGTGAAGTCCGGGGTGCCGGTCCCGCCCGAGAGCAGGTTGTCGGTCGGATAGGTCAGCGCCAGGCCGGCGGGCAGCTGCTCTCCGCCGTAGGTGCCGCGATAGCTGTCCTCGACCCGGATGCCGTTGCCGGTGAGACCCTTCCACTTGG